TTAGTACTACGACTAACAGTAACAACCTTTTTGATGTATGTCCACGGTATTAACGTGCCATAACCTGGAGTTGTAGGCCAAGCTTTTTCTTGTTTTTGCAGGTCATTTATCGGTGCTGTTACAGGCTGACCAAGATTGATTTCTTGGTATTGAGACTCACGACCACCATATGTAACATTACTAGCAGTGCCAAACAACCTAATACCGTACAACTCAGGACGGTACTGGCTGATAAACGCAGCTGCTCGCGATAGTCCTACGTTAAGGAATAGTCGGATCTGATACGTATTGATCTCACCACCAACCAAGCTATCAAGCGTACTACGCAACGCTGTTACCAAGCGCTCAGTAGTCCAGAATGAGTTTTGGGGTACGACGTTAGGTAGGTTAGTAATCATCGTGCCATTTGTACTTCTTGTGAATCAGACAGTGCCATTTGTGCTGCTGCCTGCAAAAGTGTTTCATAGTACAGTGGCTCCATATCAAGCACGTCATTTACAGCTTGTGTAGCTGGATTCAACGGCGTAGGAAGATAGGCACAGTACAAAATGCTAGAACCGCTGTCAGTACGCCACCCATTTGGGTACTTAATCCTGATACGACCATTTGCGTACGGAGCTATACCCACTGGTGCAACACCTGGGATAAGCACATACATAGGATCAGGATTGCCATCTACATATGGGTTAGCATATGAATTGAAGCGTGGTAGCGAAGACTTTTGAAGCTGGTGATTGTTGCCAGTATGTACGCTGTAAACCCATGCTGGACGACGAGTAAGATTAAACTCATCGGTAACATTGCTATTGATAACACCAAGATTATCCTCAACAATGTAGTTAGGGAAAGCACGAGCAATAATCTCATGCGCTGCCTTGTCAGGAAGCTGGGTTGCTTGCGTGATAACCTGCTGGACAATGTTTAGTGCTGAGCGATATAGGTAAATATCACGTAGCGCACGTGAGTATCGTACACCATCAGGTATAGTAGCAGGAGGGGACCCCGTTACGGAAATAGGGTCCCCAATCTGCCGAGAAAGTGCTATATGAGCTTCCCAAATACGCATTATTCAGGAATGCCGCCCTGCGTTTCAGATGCACGACCAAAGACAAGGAATCCACCTGGATTGCCTGCCGATGGCTCTGGGTTAGCTGCAAGCGTGACTGTGCCGTCTGCTGCTACCGTAGCTTGTGCGATTGGTACTACAAGAACTTGTGTGCCAGGTGCGAATGGTGTGCGGATGATGTTTGTTGACGCATCAACCGAAGCAATCCGTTCGACCAGGATGATTTGGTCAGCTGGGTTAGGTCCTGATTTGACATTAATGTCTTCAAGACGATACCCACGACGAATAAGACCGCCCATGGTTACTCCTTAGAATCGATAGAGGAAAAAAGAAAAACGAGCTCCAGATACCGACTGTGTTGCTCCACGAGCACGGATCAGACGGAACTGAAGATGATGTGTAGCTACGCTAGTTGTAGCTGAGAACTGGTTCCATGTACCAGGAACAAATTGTTGAGCTGAGCCAACGGTTGTCCAAGCTGTTCCACCAATAAGCAAATAACCTTCTGGAGATACCTGGCGTACTTGCAACGTATATGTGCATGTATCACCTGATCCAATGCCATAACCTACCCAACGGTGTGTTGAGTCTGATGTAGCACTGTAGAGTGTTCCTGCTAGTGGAGCAATACCAAGAATAACAGTGTCTGTTACTACGCCTGTTGTCGTAATAGTAAACACTTGTTCTGGGCGGACTGTCGGTCCTTGTGGTACACGTGTCTGCACGACTGGCTGGGCTACGCCCTCTACGGAGTTAACCGTAAAGAGCGTAACAGCCAGAATCACAGCGGAGAGGAATGTGATAATAGTCTTCATTGTTGTCCCTTAGTCAAAAGAAATCATGGATTGATACTGAGCATAGCGACGCTCGAGACCCTTGATTGCGATCCACTCTTCCTTGTAGATCTGCTCACCAGGATTTGCAATGTCCTTGTTCGTAACCATGTCCCACTCTGGGTGGCTAGTTACTGTGAAGGAATCAACCTTCATGTCAAGGGCCAGCATCTTGCGAGCATAACCTGCTTCTTCCATCGTCTGCGAAGGAACAAGGATAAGCTTCACACCTGCGTGAATGATCGACTCAAGCGGAAGGTCAAACTCCTTAGAAGCTTCTTCGTCGTAACGGAGATAGCCACTGTCGTAGAATGCAACCTTGAGGTCTGTGTAGAGTGTCGTACCCATTGGACAGATCTTCTCAGATGTACCACCGTTCTTCATTACCTGGTCGATGAGACGCTGGAGTGAAGGGTATGTGATCTGTGGAGCTGTGTGACGAAGGATGTGATCGCGGTCTTGAGGAATGTACTCAACGATACCACCCATCATGTACACTGGGTTGCCAAGTGGGTCAACGGACTTGCCCTTACGACCGTGGAGGAGTGTGCGCTCCCAGTCAAGTGACATTTGCTTGAGACGAAGGAGACGGTTGATGTCAAGAGCAGACTTGTTCAAGTATGTCTTGTTGATCTTTGATTCCTTCGTGATTTCGACAGCATACTTAAACTCTTGAGTAAAGTTGTTGTCGATCTCTGGATTCTTGTGGAAACCACGAGCTGTACCAGCACCTTCAGGCCACGATGGTGAAGCGCGGAGGATTTGGTCGCCAGCAAGGATAGCACCTGCGTTGTTAGCGTTTACACCTGCATTGACAAGTGCAATTGGCACACGAGCACCACCAAAGTCACGTGGACCTGGGCCTGCAAAGAAGCGCTCAACTGTGATGAGTGTTGAACCGTTACCTGCTGAGTTTGGCGCACCAACTTCGCGAACAATCATTTGCTCAGGAAGTGTGAAGTACCAACCAGAGTTTGCAGGATCTTCACCCCACGTACGACCGTAGTTAACCGAAATAGGCTGGCTACCAACGGTATAGCCGAGTGGTGGCGGTGTATTTGGCGTAGGGATCGTGTTTGTTGATGTTACCTGACCAGCTTGGAGTGGCTGTGAAACGCAGTATGCATACAGACCCTTGACGTGATATACGTCGTTAGGCTGGAACATAGCAGCGTCTTGGTTAGGTACACCAAACGTCGTGTGGTTATTACCAGCAGCCGATGGGACTGTGATAGTAATTACACGCTGAAGCTCTGTGAGCTCATGTACGCGGTGTTCGCGATCCGAAACGTTCTTAGACTTCGGGAATCGCTGGTGGAGCATTGTCGCGAACTTTGTGTAGTCGCGTGTAATGAACGACATCTCGCCCATTGAATCCATTCCGTACTTACGGAATCGTTCGGGCAGAGAGCCGCTGGTATAGAGACCATCCCAAAAGTCCCCTTCCCGTTGTACTTGTGGTACTGTAGCCATATGGCTTATCCTTAAAAAATGTTATCGAACTCTCAACCCAAGAATTGTGGGCGGATTTTCTTCATATGATCGTGATGAACTTGTGCTTTGAGGTTGGAATTGCGCTGAAGCCATCTTACCTGCTTTACGCATTTCCTCCATCATAGCCTTTCGTCCTTCTTCTCTGGCAGCTTCTCGTTCGCGTTCAAGAATCTGGTCAAATCGCAATGTTCGGTAAACATCTGTCAACTTCATTGGGCGATTTAACGACTCTTCAATCAACTCCAAAAACTCGTCTTCAGATACTTGGTCAGCAAGTCCTTCATCAAAGTATGCGTCTACTAATGAGTCAGCTTGACTATCCATATCTACCTGAGCAGGTACATTGGTTTGTTGATTACGATTTTGCAATGAGGCTAAAAATTCTGACGTTTACGCTCTACTTGTTGATTATGCATTTGCAAGCCTTCGCTTGCTTTTTGGCTAAATCGTGCAATCCGCGCAGAAATACTTGACGGCTTGATCAAATCACTTGGGTTATATACATCACGCCAGTTGTCACCAAACTCGTCAGTAATCATGTCTTCAATAAGTTCATCCATTTCTTGTTCGTCATGCACCGCCCCAATACCAAGTTGTTCGGCATACTCAGGTAAATGACTAGCAATAAATGTTAACGGGTCACTTTTGAACCCATTTAACATTTCTTTAAATGACTCAACTTCTTGTTCGCGCGATGCTAGAGCGTCTCCGTAATTACGTTCTAGTTCACTTGCAAACTCGTCGCTATTGAGATGTTGCCAAAGACCGTTATACTTTTCAGTGTAAAATTGGAGAGCTTCTTCTGATGATGCAAATTGTTTTTCAGGACGCCAACCCTGTGGCACTACATCACTTAGCTGATTCCAATAATCTGAATTACTAGGACTTTCTGCTTCAGGCTCTATCATTGGCTCTTGCGCCATGTCCTGTGGTTCGGATTCTTGTGGAGCTTCTTGATCTGGAAGGTTCCGCAATAGGTCATAAAAATTACTCATGTTCTCTCCTAGAATGGTGGGGGCATTTCTTCTTCTTGTTGAGCTGCAGCTGCATTTTCTAGTGTCGGCTGCTCTGGCATGTTGACTGGCAGATTCTGACCAATGCGCTCCTTCTGCACCTTGACTTCAGCTTCCAATTCGGCCTTCTTCTTAGCATATTCGACCTCAAGGTTCTTTTGGAAGATCTGCTGTTCGAGTTGAGAATTCTTACTCTCCAACTCTTGCATTTGCCCTTGCATCTGCTCAACCTGCTGGCTAAGATTCTTAACTGCATCAACTTCTTCCTTAATCTTGGGTCCTTCTGGCATATCCATATAGTCAATCAGATATTGCGTAAGAAGCTGCTGAATATGTGGATCTTTGGTTTGACCAGCCAAAATACCCATTAGTTGTGCCGACATCGCACGTGTAGTAGGCAGCGAGCTAGCCATATTTACACGAACTTTGAATTTGATGTCTTCACCAGCCTCTAGCAATTCGATTTCTTGTTGGTCTCCATTTTCGTCAAGGTATGTTAGTACCTTATTCTTTGGAGCGTATGCTTGCAAATACGATACAAGCACATACGAAATACGCTCAATACTATGTTCTAACCAACGAGAATACAACTTAACACGTTGTGTACCAAACGTTTGCATTGTTTGAATACCACCAAACGTGTCTGGTGTAGCTGACGTAGCTTGGCCTTGCATCAACGAACTAATGCCTGTAATGTACTCAAGTAAGTTCTGAAGCATACCCAGTACCTTTTCGATAGCTGGTGACAATGCTCCTGGCTCAGTAATAAATGGACGACCACCATCTGGTACTTCCGAGTTAACATTGTACTCAATAAACGCCATAGGACGTGCCCAGTCTTTTTCTGCCTTAGCAGGATCAACTAGTGCACCCTTTGGATAGAATACCTTGCGGAATGTTGATGTTTGCATATCATAGATCATCAACGACCAGAACTTGTTAAGAGCTTTGCTGATGTCTTTGATGTAGTGCATAATGCCATATACACGATCAGGGCGATTAGCGACTGAGAATGTAAACGGCACAATAGGGTATTCGTCACATGGGATTACTTGATCTTCAATGACGCGATCATTGACAAGCAACCAACGCTTAATAGCCTTACGTGAATGACGGCTGTACGTACGAACAGTAGCTTCTTGCTCACCAATTGTCATCATAGTGTATGCGCTTACTTCTACAGGCATACTTGCTAGTTCCATTTCAAGCTGTTGCAACTGTGCCGTAGCTTCATTCATTTGGGAACTAATTGCATCCCATTCACGTTGTGTCTGATTGGCCTTAGCCATACCTTGACCCAATGGAATCATTGGATTTTCAAGCTCTTGCATGGCAGCTGCTTGACCTTCTACAGCACCTTGTGCTGCTGGCATAGTTTGCTGCATTCCCATACGTATTTGATCTATTTGCTGCTGCAATGGCTCACGATCTGGGTTCGGGATTACGATTGGCTTAGGCTTCTTAGTCGATACTTGACCCCCATCGCCAAGATATACGTTGACAATTTGCTTTGAGAAAAACTCTCGTATCCAGACATACCGATCTTTGTCTGTATTGCTTGTGGGCATTTCGAAAGGCCATCCTGCAAGTACAGGTACTGTCTTAAGATCAATACCCCATTGTATATCTGGGGCAAAATCTAGGAGATCGTCTTCAGTAATCGTGATGTCGTAGCGTTTTTCTGCCTTTGATTTGGGCATAACGTCTACAAGGCACATATACTCAGCATCAGAAAAGTCTGGTTTTCGGCTGTGAGGGTCAACGTAGAAACGTTCCCAAGAGATATACTCGCCTGTTACACCAAATGTGGTTTCGTTATAGAAGTCATTTGGTCGTACCATAACCAATCCATAACCAGCTGCAAAACAATCACGTACTGCTTGGGTAAAGAGCGTATTGAAATCGCCTTCATACCATGCAGCCATCATTGCCTTGCCATACATCTCTGCAAATGGCTCTTGTCCTGGCGTTGTTACCAGCAATCGAGGTGCTGGCTTACCTCCTGTAACAAATGATACCAGCTGTTCTACGATAGCCCAGGCAATCTTTGTAGAGATAGGAATATCGTACTTTTCACGGATAGCTTCGAGCTGATCTTTCGTAAATTGAGTACGAGTCCCTTCGACATCGGAGTAGTACAACTCCATATCCTCACGCATGTGCTCACGCTGCACAGAAAGCGACCGCACCATCAAACGAAACTGATTATTAAGCTCCGTGACTAGCGGTGTGGGTTCGGTTTTTTTCTTAATCATGGCGTGTATGTATTTGTTTGTGGTTCTAAACTAGTTAAATCCTTCACATTCCACAACATAGGACGTTTATGTCTGACAATCTGCCACTAAATCTTTGGCAAAAGGTGGCTGAGCTACAAGCTCGTCTGCCTTTGATTCCAAAGTCTGCGACTAATCCGCACTTCAAGTCGAAATATGCGGATTTCCCTACAATCATGGAGGTGGTTAAGCCTTTGCTAACTGAGTTAAAGCTTGTTTACCTCCAACCACTAGCTGTTTCTGACATTCCTGGCATGATGCGGATCAAGAACATCCTTATCGACGCTGAGACTGGTCAAAGTGTAGAGTATGAAATGTCTGTTCCACTAGGCAACAACCTTACACCCCAAGCATATGGCTCTGCAGTGACCTATGCTCGCCGTTATTCCATGGCATCTATGCTAAATCTGGTCACAGATGAGGACGATGATGGCAATGCAGCGTCATTTGAGGCTAAAGTAAGCCGTGCAGTAGCAGACCAGCTTAATCAATTGTCACGCGATTACTTTGCTAAGACAGGCAATGACATGCTCAAGGAAGTTAATGCGCGTAAGAACACGCGTTATCGCAGTTTTAGCGAATTGCCACAGTCACTTGCTGATGGCGTACTTAACCATTACCAATCAAAGGTCACT